CCTTGTATGTAAAAGCACGACGTATCATGCCCTTACCACCATACTCCTTGGCAGCTTCCTCGAGCTTCAAAGCTTTGTTGTAGCCGAAAGACTTAGGCTCCCACATATCAAACCTACACTTGCGACCAAGCCATGTTCGGATAGCACCGTTGGTAGCTGCTGTCCCGGCTGCTAGATCTGCAATACCTTTCACAAAAGGCACCCTTTCATGGTACTTTTCAAGCAAGGTCTTGGCTTCTTCTTCCTCGATGTCCATCACACCAGCCAGCTTCTTGCGCCCCATACCGTACATAATACCAAGGTTTACAGTCTTGGCCTCCTTACGGGTTATCTCAGCAAGGTCTGCTACCATCTGGTGGAAGTCAGCGTTGCCCTCTTTATACATTTCAACTACAGTATCAATTTGAGGATGACGATTTACCCCGGTCAGTTGAGCGCAGTAATGCGCTAACCATCGAGGCTCTTGAGAAGCATAGTCAAAGCTGCCCCACTTCATGCCTTCTTCTGGCAGAAACAGGCCACGGATTAAAGATTTAATCTCTGGATCTCTCGCCGGGATCTGTTGTAAGTTCGGGTTGCTGGATGAAAACCTACCTGTTACCGTGCCGCCCTCATCAGAACGCAGAGGATTAAAATCACAATGAATGCGACCATTACACGAATGTTCAAGGATTGTCTCAACAAAGGTAGTATTTGCCTTGTTAAATTCACGCAACTTCACAATCTTCTGTGCAATTGGGTGAGGGTGGTTCACAAGAAACTGTTTTGTAAAGGAGGGAGCATCCGTATTTTTTGTCCTTTTGTACGAGATCCCAAGAGAGTCGAACGCTCGTGCTATAGATGCAGCTTCCCAAGGGGAGACAGCGACCCCTGTCTCTTCCTTTATTTGTTTAAGTAAAACATCCTCTCGTTTCTTTAAATCCCCCTTGACCAACTCAGCTTTGTCTATGTCAACCCGAACGCCTTTAGTCTTCATGTCTAACAGGCATGGCAGAAGACTGGACTCTAATTCAAAGATGCCACTAACTTCATCCTTGACAATATCAGAACGCAACCTGTCCCACAAACGCAGGGTTACCGCAGCATCTTGCTCCGCATATCTTCCAACGAAGTTAGCATGCAACTGCCACATACCAGACTTGGCATCAACACCATGCATTTCAGCAGCGGAACGAAGCATCTTTTCGTTCTTCCACTCACCGAGATACTCACCAGCTAGTGAGTTTAGATTGTAATACCTTCTGTTCTCATTGAGCACAGGAGCAGCTATCATAGTATCTATAATTTTACCCTGCACCTCTATACCAGCCCACCGTAGCCAACCAAGATCATACATAGCGTTGTGCATAACCTTCTCAATGTTTGGTGTTTCAAGCTGCTTCTTTAACCAGTTGATGACAATCTTTTCTGGCATATTTCCACCAGCCTCGTGGCGGATAGGAAAGTAACCAACGAAGTCACCCGCCGCTACGGCAAAACCAATGACGTAGCCATCGTTCCTACACCATCCCGGTCCCAGCGTAGTCAGATTTGGATCTCTGGTTTCCAAGTCAATCGCTATGCGCTCACAGTTTGTAAGGTCAGGCAGTGACGACGGTGGTGCCCACTCTTCTTCTTCATCAAATAAATCAGTCTTCATTTACTCGCTCCAAAGCATCTATGGGGTGTTGTGTCCACACAAATATAGGTGTTCCTTTACCTACATAAGCACCGGACACGTTAAACGAAAAGTATTCCACTGCGTCCTCGTGAGTCATGTCGTGTTCTTCTACAAGGATCTCAATACATTTCGCAGCATCATATGCCAAGACTTTATCGTCCCCGCATCTTTCAGCTATACCTATTATAGCATTATCAAAGCCATCAGCTATCATCGCAGTCATTTACAATCTCTCCTCCAAGTGCGGCATAACCTATGATATCTACCCATGAGTCATCCTTAGACATGTCCTCGGCTAATCTAGCCAGTTTCAGTCCAATCATGCAAGCGACCACCTGTTCTGGTGTTACACACCTACCGAGCACAACACTCCATATGGTTGCTATACGCTCGTGGTTGAACTTAGCTGGTCCATACTCCTTGGCCCTCGGACCGTTGATTAGCTCTTCGGCTTTATTAAGAAAGTCTTCTCGTGTTTTCATAGCGGAAATCCATAGTGTGATTGTGATTCAATAATATGTAGTGACTTACGAGCACGAGTCAGCCCGACGTAGAACGTCCGAACTTCGGAGTCCTGATCAAGGCTTTCAGCGCATGCTCTGGATGAGTCTAGTAATAGAGCGACGTTATCCGCCTCGCCACCTTTTGCTTTGTGAATCGTCGATATCTTGATCCTCGGGGTCCCAGTCAAAATAGACTCGCCCATACGACGTACTGATGTAATGTATATTCTCTCCGTCTCGCTCACCCGCAGCACTTCGTACCACGGTGTCTCCTTCGTTGCTGACAGGGAGCACTGGCTCTGAATATCGGTTAGCCTGTAAGTTTGTTCGGGGTCTAAGTTTGCGAGGACTTTCTTGCCAGCCTTTGTAATTATGGTTGGCGTTAATAAGGTGGACAGCTTCTTCAACTCTTGTGCAGACAGTTCCTGATCCTTGCATAGCTTTAACCATACCTCGATACCTGTTAATACATTTGGAGAAATGGACCAACCGGAACCTTCACGCCAGTACAGGAACCCTTGTTCTTTGAGGTCACTTGCGATTCTGTTGGCGATGTAATTGGTACGAGCAAGGATTAGCCACTCACCAGTTGTTATGTCCACATCCATGATATCACGATGCCAGACTATACTTCCAGTTTCTTTAGTGCTTGACCAAGTTTTTTCTTGTCTCGTTTGCAGGCGCTTAACTAAGTTATCTGCTTCTTTATGTATAGATATGGGAAGACGATATGATTTATCTAATACTATCTTATTATCGCATGCCCCCAAGAAATCTCTTACGTTCACACCCATCCAAGAATAGATGCACTGATCATCATCTCCAGCGTAGTATATGCGCTTGGCATTGGGCTTCATTACTTCATGCACCATACGCCACTGAAGCGGGACAAGATCCTGTGCTTCGTCCACAATCAAGACATCGAGTAGCGGACACTCGCCCTGCTCGATAAAGTTCTCGATCATGTCTACAAAGTCTACCTTGCCTGTCTTTCTTTTGTAGTCATTCAAAACTTGGTTTACCAACTTTAGCTGCTGGTAATGTAGTCTGCGGTCAGCGGTCTCATTAAATTGATCCTCAACGCTAATCCCTTTGACCCTCGCCATCTGGATGATGGACATGTACGCATCACCACTTTTCCCGGGAGAGAATAAAAGGCCATCCGCCATAGTCACTGAGGAGTTAGAACTAAACTCAAGACCTAGCAGCTTTCCTAACTCTGAGTAGTCTTTACCACTTAACACTTGTTTTGTAGTAAGCCCCAACACCTGAAACGCAAAGCTATGTAGTGTGCGAAACCAGATCATCTGATTTACATCCATGTTCAGCTTTGATGCGGCCCTCTCTCGAGCTTCTTCTGCCGCCTTACGACTGAACGAAACAAATGCTATAGACTCTGGTCTAGTGCCACTGTCCAGTTCCTGTTGTACGATCTCAATCAAACGTGTTGTCTTGCCCGTGCCCGGGGGTCCGAAGATAGTTGTTTCCATTAGAACGGCACCTCATCACCTTGGACCTCGATCCCCGGAACTTGGACCTCTCTATTAAACGCAGGAACCCACCACACACGAAGCTGTTTCGACTCATTGTTTGTTGTGTTAAACCTACGCTTTCCGTTTGCTGGGTTACCAGAGTTAAGCTCCTTCAAACGCTCTTGTATCTGTCCACGACTGTATGTCTCGAACTTGTTGTTCCGAAGAAACTTTATCAGTGCCTCTATCTTAAAGTACGTCATGTTGTCTTCATCAGTGAACGGCTTACCAAGAGTGATCTCTTCTGCTGACTGAGCCTGCACCCTGCCATCACAAAATCCTTCAAGTAGATCCATGAACTGACCCTTGTAGGTTAGCTCTTCTGGAACCTCGATCTCGCTCATGTCTTCCATCATCATAGAAACTATCTGTTGCCACGCATCCATCTTCATCAGCGGTGGCATCTTGCGGATCTGTTCCATGCAGGCTTTTTGAAATCTTTGTGGTGTCTGCAAGTCATCAGTCGTTAGCTCGACACGTTGCCCAGCTACATCACAAAACCACACAGGCGGCTCTGACTTAACAACACACAACCCCGACACATCCATGTTCGATACATGACTGCCGATACCAAACTTCTTTGTTTTGCAAAGTGTCTTGTTGCAAAAACTTTTAAGTGGCTCCTGATCACACGGGAATCCATACTCCTTCTTCTCATGCTGGCTCTGAATCGTTACAATCTCTGAAGCTGGCAGGGAAGGAGTGCAATACTTACTGTTGATTTCTTCGAGTCTAGCCTTCCAGTTATCTGGCTGCTCTTTCTTACAGCCCACGGCTGCTGCAAACATAACTGTGTTGCGTGTGCCTTCGGGAATCCCCTGTCCGAACATGCAGCCCAGACAGGGGGCCCAATCCTTGAACTCGTCCACATGCTTACCAAATGTCAAACCAACAAAAACATTTGGATCCACACTCCTCCGATCTACAAGTTCAAGAAATTCTTTTAATGACGCTGGCTCTCCGTCTTCCTTAATCGCGAAGCGGAGAGTTTGTTCCTCATCAAAGTACGGCAGGTTAATAAAGTTCCCCACATCGCCACGTTCGACAAGAATTTGTTCTTGCTTTGGGAAAATTTCACAGCCGCCGTAACCAAGTACGGCAGAAATTTCTGAAGCTTTATCACGGAACTCTCCTGCATTTATGTAGTCTTGGAAGAAAAAGAATATATGTGCACCACCAGACTTTGAACGGCACACCACACAAGGAACCTTCATTTTCTGAAGCTTCTTATCCAGTGCCACCAGATCCAGTGGATACTGATCGATGTCTAGTGCACCGAACTTACAGTTATTGTCTTCGTTAATCGGAATAGAGCCAACACCATTGGTGCCTTTTAAATGCTCCTGAATTAGCTCTTCCGTTAGTGGTTTGCGAACGATGAATGACTTAGCTTTCTGTTTGCCAGCCCTTCTCTCATTCGATATTTGTGTCTGTCCATGTGCTCCGCTGAATCCTTCAAACGCAGCCATGAACCTTTTAAAATAGGTCATGGTTTGCCCCTAGTTGGTTTGGGGTGGCGTAAGGGAGAACACCACCCCAAGAGGTTTAAAACGGTACGTCTGCTCCTTCTGTTTCACTCCGTTTATCTTCGCCAGTCCCCGTCTTAATCTCACCAGCCTTGAATGAGTTGTACAGATCACGGGCTTCCATAATTGCAGCTTGCGGTACATCACTCATCTCAAGTTGAGCTACAGAGTAGTTGAACCACGAACCTTTGTCGTTGGACTCCTGAATCGAGGTTAACTTCCAAGGCACCGACCACATAGGTGGATTGAACAAGCCTTTTTCTGGGTGCATAATCTTCAGCCCCGCACGACGAGTGTTCCACTGCTTTGCAACTTTCATCTGTGTCTTCTTCATGTCACAGATCATTTGCGTGGTGATGCCACTGGAGTCAACTCCCAAGACCAAGAACTGAGCGGATCGAACAAGCTCGTTACCTGAAGGTAACATCTCAGCCGAACCATTCCTTTCAGTCTTGCGGATGTCTGGATCATCGGGCATTAACTCACCCATGAATCCACCACCAGCTTCTCGAAGCTGGAACTCCAGAAACTTTGTAGTGTACGCACACATCAGCACTGTAAGGCCAGTGTCAGCTTCCCAATACTGACCAGTTACTGTGTTGAAAATATCTCCTGCCGACGCACCCTTTATAAACTTGGGGTCTGTCTTCAGAAGTTGTGGTGACAGGGGCTGCAAAATTCGTAAGAACGGAATCTGCATATCGTCTGCACCAATTGTTTCCATGCCCTGACCTGCGCTTGCGAACAGATCGTCCATGATATTTGCCACTGCTGTGGTCTTTGCTTCTGCTACTGCTGTATCAGCCATCTCTAACTCCTCGATATCTTGGCTTCGGTTCCGACAAAAACACCGAACGTGTCAAAGTCGATCTCTTTTCCTGATTCAATACGCCCCTTCACCCAAGCCTTCAAAGTTTGTGGGTGTACATGCGTCTTCTGGGCTGGATCCAAACCCTGCTCCTCGAGATCCGCGACTACGGATCCGGCAACATTGTCCTGTCCAGCTTTGAATGAAACAGTTACATCATGTTTAATTAAGTCTCCCTCACCAATGGAACGTAGCCACTGGAAAGCTTCGTCTCGTTTGTCTTCCGCTATTCGAGCATGAACAAACTGACGTAAGGCAACCTTATTACCATCCACGGTAATACTGTCCATGCCCATCTCTTGCATAAGAGCGGGAATGTCCTCTTCGTTTACTTTTCTTTTTTTGAATTTAAGATCTTTGAGATACTGCTCTGTCTGTGCAATGTCTTCATCGATCTTCATAGACTCACGGATGAGAGTAGACAGCGCACTGCCCTTCTCTCCGCTTACCTTGTCGAACTTATTGGCATCGACTTCCTCATCTATCAGCGAGAATATATCGCTCATCTTTCTACTCCTTCGTTAAAGTTTTACCCCTTCGGGTTGGATGAAGGTGATACGACGCATCACCTTCAGTTGTCAAGCAGCTTCTTTTCTAGCTACCTTGACCAGATGTGCAAGCTGTCCGCTAACACTTCTATCTTCTTGTTCTGCCATCTGTTTCAAAGCTTCATAAACAGTCTTATCAATAGCCACTGTTTTCCAAACTTTATTAGATTTACTTTTAGCCATAGCTTACTCCTTCTTAACTCTTATCATATAGAACGTATAAATCGTCAACTATTTTTTATAACTTCATCTAGTTTCGCAGGTATTTCCCCATTAAACCTGCGGTTCCCAGCGTTTCGCTCAGAAAATTGAGGCGGGGTAGCCCTCGAGAATTGATGTGGATACTTGTGCACCTCACCTGTTTCGAGATCTACATAAACCAGTTGCACCCCTATCTGTCTCTGAAGATCAGTCAGTGTTCGAGATATAATCGACTCGTCCTTTCTTCTCGACACAGTCTTGACATCGAAGTAATGCCACTCGCCTGACTTATCTAGCACGACCAGATCAACAGGGCCTTGCTCCATTACCTGATAGTAAACGTGACAGCCCTTCGATATGAAATAACTAGCAGCAATCAACTCTGATCTTTTGCCAATAGCTATGTTTGT